TATATGATATTCGTAAGGTAATTTAAAGCAGAAAGGATATATGTTATGTACTTGATATACACAATGGTTATGGGCATACCTTTCTTTTTATTAGTTGTTATGCCTATATTCAAGATGCTAATCGGCATTATAACTTAGAGACTAAAAGCCTGTGTCATTCATTTGACATGGGCTTTTTTATTTGGTACAACTAAAATATAATTAATTAATTAAGGAAAAACAATCATGAAGAAAAAAGATATCGTTGCTAAGGCACTTCAAACAGTTAATAAACTTGTTGAAGCTGAAGGCATACCTCTCAATATCTGTGATGATTTTCGTGTACTAATTACAATGGTACAGAGAATTAATCAAATCGAGTTCATCACTGTTAACAGAGAGTTCAATATAGATAAGGTTCCAGAAAGTGCTACTGTGAATGCTGTATCTACATCAGAAAATATATACAGAGATTCTAGTTCGTAAGTCAAATCTATTTGACACTAGCTAGATAATCTAGTATAACTAAAGGGCAATCAACCGAGAGGGGGATTGTCCTTTTTTGTTATGTGGGAGAAAAATACAGGAAGAATGCTGAATAATACTGGGCAAGTAGGAGACTACATTTAATGCCGTGTCCACAGCCATAACAATCAAGCAGGGGGTTGTAAGAGTAGGCCTACAAGAGTTCACAGCCTTGCAACCCCGAAAATAAATCAATCAACATAGGAGTAACATGATACCTTTAAAAATACAGATGGGTACATTCTCAGATTATCTTCATTCTATTTTGACATCAACCAAAGCAAGTAAGTTTCGTGCAGGTTTTATCAAGAAAGATGGTAGCTATCGAGAAGGTACATTCGATCTAAAGAATAGGAAAACATGGAAACAAACTGATGGCACTATGTATAAACGTAAAGGTAAGAAAAGAACTACTGACTCTTACGAGTACATACTTGCACATGATCTAACTAAGAAACAACCTAGAAATATATCTGTCGCTAGACTTCAATGGTTTAGCGTTGGTAAAAAAGTATATGAACTAGGGCGTGTAGAACTAGATAATGATATTACTATTATAAACTTTGAGCCTGTTAAGTTTAATCAACTTGACTCTCTCATGGAACACTATAGAGTATTAAATTCAGAAAAACAATCAAACATAGGAGACCAACATGACCAAACTAATCACTAGATTAGAAGAAGAAGACAGCAGAGTATTTAATCTTTGCAGAACGCCTGTCAGTTTACAGCAAATAGATTCTATTAAGGAAGGCTTTAAATTAAATAAGCCTGCTTATGCTGTACTAGACACACAAAACAATCGTGCAATACATTTGCATGGTGCAAACTATCAACTAATACCTTATGATTATATACTGTATCAACTATCAGATGCACTAGATGATTATGGTATAGATATATCTAACACAGATATCAAATTTACTTTGCATGAAGATCTAAACTATATGAAACTTAGAATATTATTTGGTGATGACAGTATGTTTAAGCCACACAATATGTCTAGAGATGCAAACGATAAACTTAGATTTGGTATTGAAGTTATATCAAGCTATGATGCATCATTAGTATTTACATTAAGAGCAATGTTTGTAAGACTAATATGTGCTAATGGTATGACATCAATAGAAGATGTTAATTCATCTATCAAACGACACACAAAACAGTTTGATGTTGATGGATCATTTGAAAAACTAAGACACTTAAATAAAACATTTACTAATATGTCTGATACATTTGAGGTGTATAGCCATACTGATCTTACATCGGGTGAAGTAGATGCGTTGTTTAAAAAGTTTTCAAACAAAAACGAGAGTAAATATAATTTACTTTTAAATGTTCTTGAGACTCCAAAAGATAAATCTAGTTTGTATGATGTATACAATGCCTTAACTAATTACTCTTCACACAATAAAAGAGCAATCAAGTTTGGACAAAGAGGTAATGAGCAATACAGAATAGATAACTGTACTAAAGATGTAGTAAAGACTAATGAGGAAAGAGGAGATGAAGTTAGTAAGTTTGTTCGTAGTAATGACTTTGTATTCTACTATCACAGAGGTCTATCTGATTACTCTAAACAATTAGCCCAATAGTGTTCGGGTTATTTATACTTAATGTGGTTGCCCTTCTTGTAGGGGCAATCATAGTATACAAACTAATTAATATAGCAGAAAAAATTAACAGTGAAGATGAAGATCTATAAATTCCCTATAGGGTATACTAACCCTCCCCAGAATGATAGGGGAGTATATCATATTTTTAAAGAAAATTCAATGCGACAAATTAACTAAATACAAAAAGGATAACATGGAAAAAGTAGTATCACAAAAAGTAACAAGGACACCAGAAGAAAAGATATGGATAGGTATAATACAACAAGCCTTTGAAGATTCATTTGAATTAGGTATGGGTCATAACTTATCTCTCGCAGAGATACAGCAAGCAAGAAATTGGTTTTACACTAAGGCATGTGCTGATGCGTGTGATCATGTCAATACAACTCGTGATCATATAATTAAATTGCATAAGACTTTATCAGATAGATACAAGGCTGGACACATAGACAAAAATGATTTAAGATTAGCAATAAGAAGATTGGAGTTAAAAATATGATAGAGTTATTTTTAGGATCGCCAATGGAACTACAAGTTTTATTGTCGTTTTCTTTATTAGTAATTATATGGAGTTTATTTAAATGAAACTAAAAGATATAGAAAAAAAGATAGGTACGTTATCTAATCCTGCTAAGATGCCCTCGTATGCGTGGGGTATACCTACTGAGTATTGTAAGACAGGTAGCAAGCTAGCAAAGATAGATGGTACTATCTGTAATAAATGTTATGCAGATAAAGGTTGCTATGTATTCCCAATGGTTAGGGCAATGTATGAGAAGAGATATCAAGCTATTTTCTTACCAGAGTGGGTAGATTATATGGCAGAGATGCTTACCTTAAAGTATAAAAACCTAACAAAATCAAGGAGATACCACAGATGGTTTGACTCTGGGGATGTACAATCTTACTCACATCTTATGAAAATATTTGAGGTGTGTGAACTTACACCACACATAAAGTATTGGTTAGCTACTAGAGAGTATCAGATAATAGATATGATTAAAGAAGAAGACGTACCAAAAAATTTATGTTTGCGTGTGTCAGCTACCAAAGTCGATGGTGCTTTACCTAAGTTTTGGAAATGGACATCTGGCGTACACAAAGATAAAAGACACAAAGGTAAAGAGTGTCGTGCATATACGACTAACAATAACTGTGGCGATTGCCGTGCTTGTTGGAGTCGTTCAGTTAAACAAGTAAGCTACGAGGAGCATTAATATGAGTGAACAAGATAACGCAACAGACTTCATACAATCTAGCAACAAAGCTAGAGAATATGAAAATAAAAAAAGTAAAAATAAAATAAATCCTGAAGAGTATCCTCATGATTATGAGTACGAGATGGCAACAACAAAATTAATATCTGATTGGATAGCTAGTTGTCCTGTAAACTTTGTTAATGTTAAAGTTCCAATCAATGACGAAGTACAATTAACTTTAAGTAGAACAAGAAAGGAATAAAGAATGAGTAAACATAAATGTACAGGTTGGGCAATAGTTGCAACAATGGAAAGACCAAATGGTACATGGTATGATGAAACTATTACAGAAGTAGATGATGATACAGCTTCATCTGTTGATACTTTTTTAACTGAGTACTGTGAGGATAAGGAGAAAAGTAAATGATACTTGATGATCAATATATAACAAAGGATATGATTATAAAAGATAGTTACAAAGGTAATAACAATGCTAACAACAATGCAGTAATGTTTGATTTACAAAATGGAAAACAGAATGTACTTTGTCTTTGTGCAAACAGACACATAGCAGAAGCCATAGCTGAAGCATTAAACTTATTAGATAATCTTGAGTCAGATGGTGCTGAGTTATACCAGAATAAAAAATATGATAACGCAAAGATTACATTAGAAGATAATGAAGACAAGTGAATTATCACATAAGGTATCTTCCATCCTTGAGAAAGAATTAGATGGTAAAGTATTTGAACACAAGACATACGCAAATGGTATGGGTTGTCAATTTACTTTTTATTTTAAAAATAAGTCATTTGTACTTGACTTATGGGATGAAGATGTGGTAGACATACTTAACAAGGAGTAAAAATATGAAAGAGTATACGTTCACAAAAGATAGTGGAGATACAAAAGTTATCGAAGCTATGAGTTTAAAGAAGGCAATAAAAAAATATGATGGTAAACCAGATGATCAAGATGATCATGTAGATATAACATGGACTAGTAAAAAAGATAATGCTAGTTACAAAGTAATAAAATTACCATATCAATTTAGAAAAGAAAGAAAAGGTAGACTATGAGTTATAAAGAAGAAGCACTTAACCCACACAATAAATTTGTTTTAAAAGATGGTGTAATTAAAATTGTTTATGGGGATGAAGAAACAACAATACTTAGAAATCATTACGAGTGGTGTAAAGAAAATGGTAGAGATACATCATGGTATAAAGAACATAAGGAGACTACAGATAATGTTTGTATGGAAGCACCCAAAGTATTATCAAGAACTAAGAAGAAATAACTTGACAAAAGAAAACCTTTCTGATAAGGACAATGACAATGAAAAAATACAAAATAAGAATAACAGGTCTAGGAATAGAAGCAACAACAATAATACCATTCGAAGTAGAACCAACCGTAAATGAAATAGAACATAAGTCAGCAGAATATTTAAATCACAATCTTATGAAGATGGAGAAGAATGATTTTTATACTACCGATAGATATACTTTGACTTACGAGGAGTTACCTACTGAATTATAAACAACAACTTGAAGTTATTAAAGGTTTGTCTTTAGACAAAGACACGCAAAAAAGAATGGATTGTCCTTTTTGCAGTGGTAGGAATACACTGTCGATAGACACTAGCGAAAATAAAATATCATGGTATTGTTTTCATGCCTCGTGTACTGCACGGGGTAGAAAGCAAGGAGAAAAAGATATGCACTATGTACAAAAAGTTTTATCTGGTAATAAAGATTTACATTTAGAAGACAGAGAGTTTGTTATGCCAGACAGTTTTCAATCAATATATTCTAATGAAAAAGCTATGAGATGGTTATCTTCCAACAATTGTTGGGAGTCTTGGTCTTGGGGCAGAGCAGACTTTAGATATGATGTTAAACAAGATAGAGTTGTCTTCTTAGTTAAGAATAGAATAACACATAAGATAGTTGGTGCAGTAGGTAGAGCACTAAATAAAAATGATTTCCCAAAATGGTTTATGTATGGTAACAAAGATGTACCATTTAAATGTGGCGAATGTGATGATGCAGTTATTGTAGAGGATTGCCCATCAGCTTGTGCAGTATCAAATATATTAACTGGTATCTCAATCATGGGTACTAAATTAAAATCATTACAGCAGTTACACTTGACACCATATAAAAATTTGTATATATGCCTAGACAGAGATGCTACAATAAAAGCATATGACATGGCAAAAGATTTAAGATCATCTGGTTTTGCTAACGTAATAGTTAAACCACTTGAAGATGACTTAAAATATTATAACACTGAAGAAATAAAGGAGATGTTTTATGGATAAAAAGATGATGGAAGAGATACTTGAAGATTGGAATAGTTGGAAGTATGATATTCAAGATATGAATAAATCTGAATGGAATACAAGAGATCAAAGTAAGTTAGATAAGATAACAGCTATACTAGAAGAACAATTAAAATTAGAAAAAACAAAAGAAAGAAAGGGATTTTAAATGAGTATAACTAGATTAAGTACTAAAGAAAAATGTATACTTAGAGATTTAATTAAGATAGAAGTTAAATCTTTAGACAAGGATGACTATGGAAAATATAAGTATTGGCCACATAAATATGCAGATCAATTATTTAAATTAGGTAAAAAATTAAAGCTAGATGTACAGCAAAAAATAAAAGCAAGAAAACTTTATGGTAATAGAAAAGGAATATAATGAAATGTTTTTATTGTGACACTGAGGTTAGATGGAATAATGATTATGATGCCGAAGATGTTAATGAAGAATCAGAACATGAAATAATTAGTATGTATGAATGTGATAGTTGTAAGGCTTGGTACGAAGTTTATACTGTTAAAAAAGATAAGGAGAAAAATAAATGATAGAGAAACAAATGATTAGGCTTATGCTTAATAAAAAATTTTATACACAATACAAAGGTATATTATCTCCAACAGTATTCTCTGGAGATATAAGTTCTTTGTATGACACAATACAAAAGGCTCATGATAAGTATGAAGAAGATTTAAAAGTAGATGAGTTATATTCTATACACACAGCTATATTTAATCCTGCATTAACTAGGGCTGCTAAAGAAAAGTTTAGCGAATTAGTAGAAGACATTAAGGAAGTACAAGAGCCTAGCAAAGAGATAGCAAAAGATATTATGCGTATCTTATCTGATAGAGATCTTGCACAAAGGATAG